ACGCCGGACGTTATCGTTGAGCTCTATTCCCAGCTTGACGAGACGATTATCCGCGACATTGTCCGGCGCCTGGTCAAGACCGGCGGCGTCACGCCAACGGCTGCATGGCAGGCCGATCGTCTTCAGGATTCCGGGCTGTTGTATGACGATATCATCCGCAAAGTGTCCAGCATGACCGATGCCAGCGCCGTGCAGGTAAAGGCGTTGTTTCAGGATGCGGGGATTGAAGCGCTGAAATATGACTCGGCAATCTACAAAGCCGCCGGGCTTCTTCCTCTGCCACTGTCCCAGTCCCCCGCAGCCGCGCAAGTGCTGCTGGCCGGCCTGCAAAAGACAGCCGGATACCTGAAAAATCTGTCCCTGACCACTGCCGCAACGGCACAGACCGCATACATCAACGCCGTCACGCTTGCGGAAATGCAGGTAGAAAGCGGCGCTTTTGATTACATCACGGCCATCCGAAACGCTGTACGGAACGCAGCGCAGGCCGGAACCACCGTACTCTACCCGACCGGCCACATGGACAAGCTGGACGTCGCGGTCCGCCGCGCTACTCTCACAGGTATAAGTCAGACGGCGGCACAGATCTCTTTGCGATATGCTGATGACATGGGGTGTGACCTGGTCGAAACTACGGCCCATCCGGGCGCGCGGCCGTCGCATGCCGTATGGCAAGGTAAGGTATTTAGCCGGTCAGGTAACGGCGGGAAAAAGTATCCTGACTTCATCACCGTGACCGGCTACGGCTCCGGTGACGGCCTCTGCGGCTGGAATTGCCGGCACAGTTTCTATCCTTTTTTCGAGGGCTTGTCCGAGTCGGCCTATCCGCGGGCAAAGCTGGCTGAATATAAGAACAAGACCGTTACCTACAACGATCAGAAAGTCAGCTATTACGACGCCACGCAGATGCAGCGTCAAATGGAGCGTCAGATCCGGACGACAAAACGCGAGCTCGCCGGGTACGATGAGGGCATAAAGGCCACGGACAGCGAAGAACTCCGGAACGAATTGACGGATAATTTTAGCGACTCTTCGGTAAAGCTCAAGCAGCAGGAGGCAAAGCTCAATGATTTTATCGGCCAGACCGGACTTGACCGGCAGCGGGAACGCGAGCAAGTGCTGGGGTTTGGACGTAGCCCGGCGCAGAAAGCCCGGCAATCAGCCGAAAAGCATTATCGGGAGTGGTCCCATGGGATCGGGGCAGACGATGCTCCGCCAAAAACACTTGCAAATTATTACACCGAGAAGTACAATAACTCTCCTGCCTATCAGGCGCTTGAAAAATACGCATCCGATGTCCAATCCGGCTGGATCTCCCCGTTATCAGGACTCGACAATTTTCAAAAGCAATATAATCGAATCCAGAATGAGATTGTCGGATCCATGGCATCAAATGGCATCCGCATAATCGGACAGAGCGATCATTTCATTCAACGCGTTATCGGTACGGCAGTCGATCCTGAAAAGCTGAAAAAGGATTTACAAATTATCCGCCGTTCCGGTGTCTCTGTCGATGATATAAAAGACGCGCTGCAAAACGGAACGCCCAGGAAAGTCATTGAACGGACTGGGAAAAACGGCAAAATCGTGCGGAGTCAAAAATTTGTTGGGGCAAAGTGCGATGTGACAATCAACCCGGATACGGGAATTCTAATTCAGTGCAATCCGGCGTAGGAGGTCGTTTTCATGAAGTTTATTTTGAACGCAGATCAATATGCATTACTCAAAACGATTGATTTTTCTGAAATTGGGGATTCGGTCAATCTTGACGATTCCACCTTGTCGGTGAGTATCAAAGACGATCAGATCCGCACCTTTCAGGTGATCATCAGTGAAGAAATCGACCGACGAGGCTTAAGCGATGACCAAAACACTGTACTGCCGTTGGGCAGAAAGCTTTATGCGCTTTACGATGAAATCTATGCACAAATTCATAGCAATTAAACCACCATCACGGTTGTGACGGTGGTTTTCTTATGCCCAGATTGAGAAGCGTCTCGGAAATCCGAGGCGTTTTTTAATACAAATTTTTGCCTGGCGCCGGGTGTTATGAGGCGCGCCGCCCGGGGATGCGACCCCCGTTATCAAAGCGTAGCGGAGAAAGGACAGTATGAAACGCGAAGACATTACCGCGCTTGGTGTCACCGACAAGGACTTGATTGACAAGATCATGGATCTGCACGGCGGCGATGTGACCAAGCTGCAGAACAGCATCACCACGCTTACCACCGACCGCGACGGGCTGAAAACGCAGCTCGGCGAGGCCAACACTAAACTGTCCGGCTATGATCCGGATTGGAAAACCAAGGCCACGACGGCCGAACAGGATGCGCAGAAGAAAATCGACGCCATGAAGTTCGATTACGCGCTGGACGGCGCGCTGAAGGGTGCAAAGGCGCGCGACGCGGTTGCCGTCAAGGCTCACCTCCAAGCCGACGCGCTAAAGCTGGACGGCGATAACATCCTCGGGCTCAAAGAGCAGCTGGAAAAGGTCAAAACCGACAGTCCGTTTTTGTTTGAGGATGAAAAGCCGGCTCCCAAGTTTTCCACAGCAACCCCCGGCATCAAAGAGGGCACGCAGACCACAAACGATAAAATCAATGCCGCGCTCCGTGGAGCGTTCGGCGGGAAGGAATAATTTATGGCTACTAGCATTATCAACAGAACCGACGCTGAAGCTCTCATCGAGACTCAGCTCGTCAAGACTATCTTTGAGGACGTGCCGAAGCAGTCCGCCGTCCTCTCTCTCATGAAAAAGCTCCCGAACATGACCAGCAAGCAGACCAAGATCCGCGTACTGGATCTGCTCCCTATGGCTTACTGGGTCAACGGCGACACCGGCTACCGCAAGACCACCAAACAGGCGTGGGATAACGTCTTTCTGACTGCCGCCGACCTCGCCGTCATCGTGCCGATTCCCAAAGATGTGTTGGACGACGCCGATTACGACATTATGGGCGAAGTCACCCCGCGCGTGACTGAGGCGCTTGGCATCAAAATCGACGGAGCGGTCGGCTTCGGCATTGACCGCCCGTCCGAGTGGCAGAACGATATCATCACGTTGGCCCGGCAGGCCGGTAACAATGTCTCCGCAGCTGATGGCATCACCTATGACAAGTTGCTGGGCACCGGCGGTCTGTTCTCCAAAGTCGAGGATGCGGGCTATTCTGTCAACGGTGTTCTCGCCGGCATCAAGACCAAGGCTGCACTCCGTGGCTTGATGGACTCCAATAAACATCCTATTTTCTCGACCTCCATGCAGGGCAGCACGACCTATGCACTGGATGGCGCGCCCATGTTCTTCCCTGAGAACAGCGCGTTTGATACAACCGTGGCGCAGATGATTGCCGGTGCCTGGGGTCAGGCCGTCTATGCTATGCGTCAGGACATCACTGCCAAGCTTCTCGATCAGGCCACTATTCAGGATCCGTCTACTGGCGAGATTGTGTATAACCTGGCCCAGCAGAACATGATTGCCCTGATGGTCACCATGCGGCTCGGCTGGGCGCTGCCCAATCCCGCGACCCGTCTCAACGGCGACCGCGTGAACGTCCCGTTCGCGTACATCGAGCCCGCCACTGCGTACACCGATTACGCTGTAACCTTCACTGTGAAGGACAATGCATCCACGCCTGCGGCTGTTGCCGGCGCAACCGTCAATGTAAACGGCGCGAAGCTGATGACGGCTGCCGACGGCACCGCGGTATTCCACCTGCGTGCCGGCACCTACGCCGCGACGGTCAAGAAATCCGGCTACGCTACTCAGGCCGCGACGATCGCTGTTACCAGCGCGCCAGTTGCCCAGGCCATCACCTTGCCAATCTCTCAGTAAGGGTGATGTGAATGTATGCGGATTATGCGTTTTATACGAGCTCCTACGGGAGCTCGTATATTGCAAGCGAGGCCGAATTTTCGCCCCTGGAGCGCCGGGCCGAGCAGCATATCGACTTGATCACCTTTGGCCGACTGCATAGCGGCTGGCCAGTCACCGATGCGGTCAAAATGGCCGTCTGCGCCGCCGCTGAAGCATTCAAAAAGTATTCGGATACCGAAGCTGCCGAGACCGCCGCCGCCGGGCTCAAGAGCGAGAACAACGACGGCTACAGTGTCAGCTACCAGGACCCCGCCGACATCAAAGCGGCGGTATCTGACGCCTTGACGGATGCCGCACAGCCTTACCTGATTTACACCGGCCTGATGGATCGGAGCGCATGTATATGATCACCAATGCCGACATCACCATCTACAACAAGTGGTACAATCCAGCAACACGCTTTGATGAATGGCGCCGGATGCAGATATCCGGCGTCAATTGGTATGGCGGCCAAGCGGTTACGGTCGGTGACAAGGGGCTACAAAGCGCAAGCGTCTACAAGGTGCGAATTCCCGGAGACTCCGCGCCTAGCAACAAAAGTTTTGTCACTCCCGACGTTTACAAGGCCACGGCTGCGGCTGCACTTGAGGCCATCTGGACGCTCCAGGGTGGGGACGTCATCGCGCGCGGGCTAATTGATACGGCGGATCCCAAAAACATCGCCAGTGAACATTTCACAGTCATTGGCTGGGCGGACAACCGTCGCGGCGGCCTGCCGCATTGGAAGGTTGACGGGAGATGAGCAACGAAAAGCTGATCGTATCGACACCACGCGGGCAGATCATCCAAGCCAAAGCCCAAAATGGTAGGATCACGGCAAAGCTTGAGTGGGCCGACAATTTTGGGGCGCAAAAGACGAATGATTTCACGCAGGCTCAGAAATTTGTTGATTCTGAGATCCTTCGCCTGGACGCCCCGTATATGCCGATCAGGACCGGGACGCTTATTAAATCCGGTCAGCTTGGCACGGTGATCGGCTCCGGCGAGGTTGACTACGTTGCCCCATATGCGGCGGCTCGTTACCATAACCCAAGTATGCAGGCGCAGGATGCCCAGCGCGGCGGCATGTGGTTCGAGCGCATGAAGGTCGACCATAAAGACGAAATTATTCGGGGCGCAAAGAAGCTTGCGGGAGGCGGTTAAATGGCTGATACGATCATCCAAGCCCTGATGGACTATTTCCTTACCTGCCCACTTATGGGCAACAGTAAAATCAATGTGGACTTCCTGTCGGAAAAGGGAGCTGAGTATTCGATTGACACAACACCGGCGACGGAGACCATCAAACGGTATGTCGGTGGTGCGTCGCAGCGGCAATATTTGTTTGTGATCCGCAGCGTCAATGGCTATGGCCCTGACGTACTGCAGAATATTGCCAACAGCGGATTTTATGAGAATCTCGTCGACTGGCTCGAACAGCAGACGAAGGCCCGTAACTTCCCCGCCTTGCCCTCCGGCAAAAAGCCTCAGAAAATTGAGGCTCAGTCTACGGGGTATCTATTCACAGCCGGCCCGGATTCTGGCCGGTATCAGATCCAATGCAGAATTTTGTACTATCAGGAGGCTTAAAGCATGAAACTTTCAGATCTTATGACCGGCAAGACCCCCAGCGCGTCTTTTGAGGGCTTTGCCAATAATGACGATTTTGTTCTTGCCGTCGATACAACCGGCAGTGCCGTATCCCCCGGCGACTATGCGGTTGTGCAGGTCGGTGTCACGCATCACGAGGCATCGATCAATACCGACACCAAGGACAGCCAGTACATCCGCACCGGAAAGGTCACGAATAAGACCGGTGCGCAGCGTACCTTCAAAGTCGAAGGTGACCGTTACATCGGCGATGATTTTCAGGACTGGGCGCTGTCGCTCGCGACGCAGTTCGGCGTTGGAAGCACCGTTGTCCGAAAGTATGTATATTTCAACATTCTCACCGGCAAAGGCGAGCAAGGCAGTGTCGTCGTTGTTGTCAGCGATACACAGAGCGGTGACGCCGGAGGAAACGCCGGTTTCTCGGCTGACATGACGTCCGCTGCTACGCCGGCCGAATACACCTACGGCGCCGAAAACCCTAATATCACCCAGCAGCCCGCGGGTGTGAGCGTCGTAGTCGGCGCAAAGGCTACTTTCTCTGTTATCGCAAGCGTAACCGACGGGGGTACGGTGACGTACCAGTGGCAAAAATCCACCGACGGCACTACATTCACCGACGTTAGCGGCGCTACGTCTGCGTCCTATCAGACGGCGGCTACCGTATCCGGCGATAACAGCAGCATTTACCGTGTTCTTGTGATCAACACCAAGAACGGATTTACGGCTCAGACCATTTCCAACAGCGCGGTATTGACCGTAAAAGCTTCGTAACGGAGGACATGAATGGACAAAATCAAGATTAAAGGCGTTGAGCTCGATATCGACCTTATGGATGCCGACGTCATGGAAACCGTCGAGACGGCGGTTGAGCGCGTGAAAACGGGTTCCGCAAAAATTCAGGCAGACGAGACGATGAAAAATTCCCAGGGGATCCGCGCTGTCTGCCATCTCGTCTTCGAGTGCTTCAACGCCATTTTTGGCGAGGGCACCGACAAAAAGCTTTTTGGTAGCCGAACCAATATGACGGAATGCCTTGAGGCATTTGCCGAGTTCTGCACTCAGGCCATCCAGCAGCCGAAGGATACGATGGCGGGTCTGATGGCGAAATACTCCCCCGCCCGCCTGAAAAAATGAACATCCTGATCGACGAGCTCCCGCAGGAAGTCAACGGAAAGCGGATAAACGCGGACTATCGTACCATGGTCCTGTTTGAGCTCTTGATGCAGGATCCGGACGTTCTCAAGGAGTGCAAAATACCGTTTGCCATTGACCTGTTATACGCCGAGCCCGTCGATACCGTTGAAAGCGGAGTCGATGGGCTCCTGTGGTTTTACAGTTGCGGAGAGCCCCAGGAGCCGGGAAAATCGGACGGCGGCAGCAGCCATGAGCGCGCCTATGACTTCGAGCAGGACGCCCCGTACATCTACGCCGCTTTCCTATCCACTTATGGAGTGGATCTCAATGAGATCAAATATCTTCACTGGTGGAAATTCCGCGCCATGCTCGATAGTCTGCCTGACAACTGCAAGATGTCGCAGATCATGGGATACCGGCTGACCGACACTTCAAAGATGAAGGGTGAAGAGAAAAAATATTACGAGCGTATGAAGCGGCTATACAAAATCAAAACCGTTATGCGCCCTGAGCAGCTCTCGCTCGCCGTACAAGAGAAACAGGCAAAGCAGCGCGTCGCGGATCGCTTTGCAGCCGCTGAGGCGTGGCGCAGGCAAAAGGAGGCGGCGGACCATTGAAAAAGATTATATGAAAATCATTTGTCCCTACTGCGGTTATGAAATGCCGGAACGCTACGGCCAAAAGGCCGATTGTTCCGGCGTTTTCGTACGCTGCAAGGGCAAGAATTGCAAACGCGAGTTTGAAATCACTGTGAAAAACGGAAAGCAGGTCAAGTAGTGCCATTATGAGCCGATGACCGCCGGGAGGTGGACGTTTTGGCTTTTGATGGCTCTATTAAAATTGATTCTTCAATAGATGGCTCTGGCTTTTCCAAGGGTCTTGAGAAGCTCGGCGGCATTGCCAGTACCACCTTAAAAGGTTTGGTTACCGGCATTGGCGTAGTCGCTGGCGCTCTGGGTACCGCGGCGGCCGCCGGCGTCAAGTACGACGCTCAGATGGAGCAGTACATGACGTCGTTTACGACGATGCTCGGCTCC